CCCCTCTCGGGGCACTCTTCGTGCACGTAGTGCACACGTTCGCTTGGATTTATCACCCAAGTGAGCGGATACAACGATACGACAAGGTAGGATACCCCCATGTCACAGATTCCTTCCGCGCCAGTGGTGCGCAACCGCTCACGCGGCCGCATAAACCCTGGTTATACTGTTTACGAGGTGCTTTCAAATGCACCCTCCGGAAACGGTGTTGTTGCTACGCGAGTAGCTTGCGGAAGTAGTGATTGGGAGAGTATGGATGATATCCTCATACCCAATTTCCACGAACGTGTGGGAAACGGGGAGACCTTCTTTAACGCCATGACTCATGTCCGGTTAGAAAGTTCCGGACATTCTAATGGTAGTGCAGTCGTAAGTACCTCCGGTAGTAATATCGGTGTAAAGTACTCCTGTGATGGTGATTGGTTATCGGCACTTCTCATAGACCCGGTGAATCGTGGAGTAATCCGCGTGCGCCCGGGCATTAATGGAAGCTTGCTGCCGCTCATTTCTGCGGACCCCTCAGTAGTTGAGAGGGCAATCGCCGTCGCGACCACGCAGTCTTTGTCTGTCCAGCCAGATGCGCAAGCACTTGTAGTTATGGCTGAAATGGGAAAGACCCTCCGATTGTTTCCAGAGCTTATACGTGACTGGGCTAACTGCATGAGCGGGATAAATAACCGCGTGCAGTCGCTGTCAGGCAAGTATCGTTACGGCCGTGAGGCCGGGACGCTCGGGAGGGGGGAGGTCGCTCGTACTAACCTTAGGGACTTTGTTGCGGAGCTAGCAGATACGTGGCTCCCCGCGCGCTTCGGCGTGCGGCCCTTGGTTTATGATACGGTCGGGTTGTTGAAAGCGTGGAAGCGCGAGGCAGATCCGCTCAAACATCGTGTCACCTCTCGAGGGAACACGGTAGTCGAAGCGAATTCCAGTTCTACTGGTCTGCTTTCGTACGGGATCACGCGCACACCCTGCAGCGAAACAAGCAACGAGAGCTGTAAGCTCCGCGCAATGTCGCTATGGGATCTGGCGCTCACTCGGAACGATTACCTAGGCGTAAATTTGGCCAACGTGCCTCTCGCCGCTGTGGATCTTACGAGGTTCTCCTTTGTACTTAACTGGGTGGTTAACGTGAATGACTTTGCGTTGGCCCTCGGGAGCGCTATCCAACCTGGTTGGAATCGCTTGGGTGGGTGCCTCGTGTCCGAAAACATCCGGAGCACGGTGTACTCTGTAACGGGCAATACCTCCTCTGTAAATGCCGGGTACGCGGTAACGCGTAACATGGCAGGTGCATGGGTGACGACTGAGTCGATCCTTCGACGCAGTCCGACCAGGGCAGTACCAACCCTCACGCTGCGCCAGAACCCCTTCGACTTCTTGAAGGACTGGCGACTCCTTGATGCTGCAATGCTGCTGAGGCAGCAGCTGAAAGGGCGTGGGATCCGGACACTATCCCAGTTGGGGTAGTTTACAACTCAATTTAGGAGTATAAGATGTCCCTTACCGTCAATGCTAAGACCTACACTGCCGACGGCTTCGGGCCGGATAGCGTGCATTACCAGGGCCCTGCTAACACCACTACGGTGAAAGATGGCCTGATTCAGAAGCGCTATCCCGCCAAGGTCACCCCGACTTCCTCGGGTAAGAGTCGCTACTTGCTGAAGGCTAACCGCACCCACACCTTGACTGGTGCTTTGGAAACGGTGGCCGACGGCTCGATGGAGACCCTGTTCACGTTCCCCGTCGGTATTTCTGACGCGGACCGCGACGCCTACTGCAACGACTTCGGTGCGTACATCGCATCGGCGGCGTTTAAGGCTGCTCTCAAAGCCGGACAAGTCAACGGTTGAAACTAGCCAAACTTGTCGGTCTTGTGGCGTGCGCTTTAGTAGGCGCGCTACACGGCATGGGGTATCCCCTACCCTGTGTTCTTTGAAGCTTAACTGACCTACTCCTTTCTGGATAGGTTCGGCCCGGAGGTTACCATGCAGAATCCCATGGATCTGAATGACGTGGAGCTGAGCAATGCAGTTCCGCGCCCGAGCACTTTGGTTGAGAAACCACGGTACAAGGGGAAGAATCTCAGCAGTGTGTTGTACGGTCAAATTCGACAGCACAATGAAGTCATGAGTGGGAAGGGTTTAAAGTATCTTCGATCCTTTCTTTCTCAGGTAGTGGATGACCCTAGCTGGGCGATCGGGCGACCGATCTTAAACGCGCTCAACGGCCATAAGCCTGCGAGTGCTGTGGATCTAGCTAAAGGCTTGCTGTCTCAGCAGTATGACAGCGCGCACGAGCATTTCCGTGCGAGCCAAATTGCCCTCCTTGTTAAGAAGTACCCCTTTGCGGGTTCGGAAGAGGATGCCGTACGCAATGGTCGACATAAATTCTGTCGGGCAGAGCGGCGAAATCGCATCATCTCACGTTTGATCCGAGCCCGAGGTCCTGATGAGCACATGCATCACGTTCGCTCATTCATGGCGCGTCTCCTCGGAGACAAGCCAGACCTGGAGAAACTATGCAGGCAGGTCGGTTGGGGTCCCGGTTCATGTGTCGGGGTTACGGGCAGAGCCACCAATTTTGCTCGGAAGTTTCTTTCCGAAAGGTGGACCTGCACACCCACATGTTTGCCCTACGCTCTTACCTTCGCAAAGCGCTACCCGATGTTTTGGGAGCTGCTTGGATTAACGCGAAACCAGAAGGACGGAAGTCCCATGATTTGCGTCGATGTCGCCCTTTTTGAGGAGCGATTCCGTGCGAGGATAGCGCTTGTGGACTACAACAAAATAGCATTTGTACCTAAGGATGCCGATGAGCACCGTACCATCGCCTCCGAACCCCTCTTTAATCAATGGATTCAGAAAGCCATTGACCTAGAGATGCGTCAACGACTCAAGCGTTTCGGTATTGACCTTAGAGATCAACGCACAAACCAAGTTCTTGCCCGCGAGGGCTCCTTGGGGGGTTATAACGCCCGCTGTACTGTCGACCTGAAGAACGCTAGCGGGAGCATGTGCACAGAATTCGTGCGCAGTGCCCTAAGCTACGTCCCGGACTGGTTTGATGTATTGAACTGTACGCGAAGTCCTGCGTATCGGTTCCCGGATGACACGGCCAGCACGCCTTACGCTGGTTTTGTGTCTATGGGCAACGGGTTCTGTTTTCCACTAGAGACAGCTCTATTCGCTGCGATATGCTCTGCCGCTCACAAGTACTGTGGGACGGTGCCGGATTTCCGGTGCTATGGCGATGACATCGTCATACGGCAGAATGAAGCCCTCGTCGCTCTGGAATTACTCAGGCGATACGGATTCAAGGCGAACACGGATAAGACTTTCCTCTTTGGAGGATTCCGTGAGTCCTGTGGAGCAGATTGGTACAACGGCGAGAATGTTAGACCTGTAGTGCTCGACTCGACCTTAGATAGTATCGAGGATCGTGTTCGGTTCCATAACGCTCTAGCGCGCCTACCGAGGCGTGAAGGTGTGCCTCTATCGGGCATCGCCTTGGGGTTGCTTCCTCCTTTCATGAAACGGATGGTCAGGCCTTTTGCTGACGAGACCGATGAGTGTGTGGATGGACGGCACTTCCATGACGTGACTGACCATCCGGACTGGACCCATGAACGGGTTCCATTCTGGTATGGCCTGCTCCTCACCCCGCAACAGGATGAGGAGTGCGTGAACATGCCGGGTTTTACAACCGCATTGCACTACGCGGGGCTGGGAGGGCATTCGTCCCAAGCTCCGTTCGCCGTTCGTCGTGAGACGAGAATGCGGGTGGCGCGCTTCAGCCACTGGGGGGGTACCAGCAATTGGATCCCCCCGTCGAATACCCAGGTGTTCTCCGGGTATGCGCTTACCTGTTCAGGGATTGTTCCCGTGAACACGCGCTATCGACAGTGGAAGGCTACTCAGGTTAGCGGTACCGCCTGAGTAGCTTCACCAGGTACCGCACGAGAGTGAGG